TGACCCGAGCATGTTTGTGCGCAGGCGCCTATCCGAAGTGATCAATAACTCACCTGCCGACATCTTCCGACAGAACGGCCTGTATCTAACGCGCGGCGCTAACGAGCGCATAGCTGGATGGCGGGTGGTTAATGACGCATTGCTCAAGCAACGAGTATATGCCTTTGCAGGCTGGACCGACAACCTATGTCGCACCATGCCAAGCCTGCCTCGCGATCGACGCAACCCCGAAGACGTTGATACCAAGAGCGAAGATCACGCGGCAGATGCCCTGCGATACTTGATGATGTATGCGTATCGAGCTAGGGAACCTAAGAAGGCAAGCAACAAAGACCATAAGCTGGGCGCCAATGTCATCAACTCGCTCAAAAAGAAAAAACGCGGCGCACGATACGCCGCTTGAGTTTAGACCCCGAGGCCCTATGTTGGGCCAAATAGGAAAAAATGCAAGAAAAAGAGATACAAAAGTGGAAGCGCGAGCGAGAAATCGCTAAACGCTACATGGCTCCCAAGCATCGCCTATGGCGCAGGCTGCTCAAGGCGTATCGCATGGAATATGAGCATTTGGGCGTTGATGAGGTAGTGCGCATCTCGCGTTTTTACCCATTGACGCGCCAGCTTTTGGCGTCCATCTCTTTTCGTTATCCGCACATCATGGCCACGGTGGATAATCCTGTAGTGCGGGACCATGCTGAGATCATTGCATCCACTGCCAATGCGGCTAACCGCGTGATGGACGTGCGCCCCGAAGTGCAGCAGGCGCTCTTTGATGCGCTGTATTGTTATCTGGGCTGGCTAAAGTTTGACTACAATCCTGCGGGCAATGATGACATCATCGCGCCCTATGTCACGTCAGACACCATGGCCAACGACATGGTATCCGTGCGCCGCGTATCGCCATTCAATGTCTACATTGATCCGCTGACCCCTCCGCACAAGTTGCACGAGGCGCGCTATATCATGGAGGACATGATTGTGCCGCTGGAGTTTGTGCGCAAAGATCCGCGCTTTGATCGATACAAGAATAAGATCAAGCCGATTGTGCGCGAGGATCGCGATGAGATGCTCAACAACCTGCAAGAATCACCCATGACGCAGGATGAGCGCGAGGCATACACCGAAGCCCAAGAGAATGGCGAGATGGTGATGCTGACGGAGGTGCATGACCGCATCCACGGCAAGCGCGTTACGTTTGCGCGCGGCATCGACGAGCCTGTAGAAGAGATTGACCATCCATTCTTAGAGATGGACCCCATCACCATTCCCGACCCCATAACGGGCGAGCCCCTTATGACGGGGGAGATGGTGCCCACGGGTGCATGGCTGGTCAAGGGCGGGTTCCCATATCACCCAATCCAGTTTGACCTGCACGATGGCACGGACGGCCCAATGGGCCTGCCCATGATGGGCTACGTGGAAGATCAGCAGAAGATCCAAGTGGAAAGCATCTCGCGCCGCGCGGATCTACTCAAGCGCTACCCTCGATTGCTGTTGGGACAGAAGTCTGAGCGCGATGAGAACGAAATCGTAGCAGAGCAGATTGAAGAGGCTAAGGATGGCACGATCCTTTGGGTCAACGATGTCAACAACGCCTTCCGCGAGATGCAGATGGGCAACGTCCCACAAGATCAACTGCTTATAGACCGCTCGGCCAAGGAAGAAGAGGAGAGCATCCTCAACGTCTCGGGTGTGGCGCTAGCTGGTTCGGGTAAGATGACGGCTACGCAGAGCTCGCTGGTGGCATCCTTTGGACAGCTCAATCGTGAGTGGCTGCAGGATAGCGTCTCGCGCGCCTATGAGACCATCGCACATAACACGCTGCGCATCATGTCAGATCCGCGCTATACGCCCGAGGAGTTTATCGTTGAGGTGAGCGTAGGCGATCAGCGCTACCAGCAGGTGATACAGTCTGACATCCTCAAGGTGCCGTTTCGGATAAACATTGAGGCAAACTCCATGCGCCCCCTCTTTGAACAGATGGAGCGCGAGGATACGCTCGCTCTGGTTAATACGTTGGCTAACAGGCCAGAGGTTAATCAGATGGAGCTGATCAAGATGGTCTTGCGCACCTTTAAGGTGTCTGACCCCGATAAGCTGATAGGGCAAGGTGAGCGCGCTACGTCTGTCCGCAAGGCGCAGTTAGAAAACCAATTTATGGCAGCGCGCTTACAGGATCCTGGAGTGCTACCTACCGATGACCATCAAGCCGAATTGCAAGCACACCAGCAAGCCCAGCAAGACCCAGCCGTCACGCAGTTCTTGCAACAGGCCATGCAGGTCAACCCACAAGCCGTGCAGCAGTTCCAGCAGATCATGCAGGTGCACATGCAGCAGCACCAGCAGTTCCTGCAGCAGGGAGCGCGCGCAGGTGGCGGAACGGCAAAAGCCATCCCATCAGTAAACGATATCAATGGCCAGGTCCAGGCGATAGAAAGCACCGTGCGATCTAACGCCCAGCGTGTATCGCAAGCCGTATCCGCAGCAGATCCAAACCAAAACTAAATCATGCCCATATACGATTACGCTTGTAGTGCCTGCGGGCACAAGGAGCCCGATCTGTACTTCTCCTTGAGTGAACTGCCCAAGGTGCGTGCGTGCGGATCGTGTGGCAAGAAAAAGAGCACTCAGCATTTTGCGGGTGTAAAGCGACTGGGTCAGATTACCAGCGCCGCGTCCATGTATGGCGTGTGGCAACCTGCCGTTGGTCGCGTCTTCAATAGCTACGAAGAGAAGAAGAAGTACTTAAAAGAGCACAATCTGATAGAAACGAATGACCCCATAAAAGGCAGTCGATCCAAGCGGAGAGAAGAGCCTACAGTTGGGTTAGATAGAGCATCTTGGACAGAACGTCCACAGGATGCGCGGATGTAAACCACATAGGAGGCAACCTATACTATGAGCGAAATCACAACAGAGGACTCCATCAGCGTAGACGATGCACCCTCTTCGACTCCCAGTGAAGAATCCACGCCAGATTTTGGCGCCGATTTAGACGGGGACACTCGAGGCGAGAGCACGGAATCGCAAAGTGGACACTCCGATGCAAGATCAGGTGCAGACTTTGACCCCAACAGGGTTGACTGGCTGCGCGTAGACGCAAATACGCTACCAGATCAATACAAACCTGTAGCGCAGTTGGCTAAGAATTTCCAAGCCAGCTACACACAGGCGCAACAGCAAGCGCGCGCGGAGCAGACCCGCGCAGCAGAGGAGCGCCAGCAGTATCTGCAGGCCATAACGCAGATACAGCAGATGTATCAGCAGCCCCAGCAAGAGTCTACGCCGATGGAGCGCCTTGGCCAATACTTGGATGAGGACGAGCGGCGGGGCCTTGAAGTGGTCTCTACACTTTTTGAGCAACAGTCTGCTCCCATGTTGGAACAGATCAATCAGTTGCGATCACAGTTAGAGCAGGCCAATCAAGGCAATCAAGCATTTGCTCAATACCTACAGCAACAGCAGGTACAGCAGCGAATGAATCAGATTGCTGAAGTGCGGCAGGCATATGGCAATGAGGTGGACAACCTCAATGAACGCCAGATGTATGCGATGAAAGCGCTCGTTGACCAAGGCAGCACGGTCAAAGAGGCGTTTGAGTCGATCACGGGGAAAACCGCTGAACAGCTACAGGCAGCACGGCAGACAGATCGCAATGTGCGATCCACAGCCAAGCGCACGGCCAGCTCTGGCAATGCACGCGCAACGACCAACGGTGCGCGCGTAGAGACAGAGGCCGATCTGATGGCGGCTATGCGTAATCTGGGATTTGATTAACACCAACACACAACGAGAAACATAAATGGCAGCTTCTACTACCAACGAAACGTGGGACGAGGCTTGGACGCTATCTATGCGTGCAAAGCGCAAGCGTCTCACGGACAATATCAGCGATAGCTTCCCCACCGTCGACAGATTCCGCAAAGGCGGCGTCCTTGAAACCGAGGTCGGCGGGAAGGAAATCCAAGAGGACTTGATGTATGCCCTCGACACCTCGCAGTGGTTTGACGGCTATGACACCCTCAACACGGATGCTACGGATGGCGTAACGGCAGCGTTTTACAACTGGCGCTACTTGGCTACCCCCATCACGATCAGCATGACCGAAGAAAAGGAAAGCCGCAAGAGCGACAGCGCCGTCAAGTTGCTGGAGAGCAAGACGCGCCGCGCTATGACCACGCACTTCGACACGGTCAACTCTGCGCTACACACGGCTCAGAGTGGCAAGGCCATCATCGGCCTGCCCGACATCGTCTCAACCGCTTCGGGTGCTACTATTGGTGGCATCAACTCTGGCACGGAAACGTGGTGGGACAACAAGCGTGAGAACGCTACGTCTGACACGTCTTTCCTGACCGCCAGCGGTGACACGTTTGAAGGTTTGATCCGTATGAAGAACCTGTATAACGAGGTCTCCGAGGGGAATGACAAAGTTGACATGATCATCACGACCTTCGCCCTTGGTGGAGACTACGAATCGCTCTTTGAGGGCGGCACGTATCTGCGCTTGACGGGTAGCGATGCCAACGATCTTGACGGCTCCAACCCCATGTATCGCTTCGCGGAAGTCATCATGGACCGCGACTGCGGTAGTGGCTTGATGTACATGCTCCAGAGCAAGTATCTCAAGTTCAAGGTCCAGGAAGGTCTCAATTTCGCCAAGACGCCGTTCCGCGATCCCGCCAACCAGTTGGCGCGCACGAGCTTCGTGGTGTTGTCGAGCCAGTTGACCACGAACAATCGTCGTCGTCAAGGCGTGATCTACAACCTAACCTCCTCCTAAACCCTAACAGATAGGAATAGCTAAATGGCTACTTGGAAGCGCATTGAGCCTGGGTATATCGGAGGCGCGCAGGCTATTGATGCAACCAGCACCACCGCCAATTTCCCGCTGGGCCTCACGGTCAAAGCGAAGGATTTGGCTAGCACCGACTATGGTGTCGGTGAGTTTATCTACCTCAAAGGCGTAGCGAGCACTGCAGTGGGTTCGGTTGTCACGTTCAATCGTGACGATCACTCCACTGCCCTGCTGGCCGCCGATGCCAAAGGCCCCGTGGCTGTTGCCATGAGTGCCAATGTTGCTAGCCAGTATGGCTGGTATCAGATCCGTGGCAAAGCCGTGGCGAAAGTGCTCGCCTCGTTTGCTGACAATGCGGACTGTTATGCCACGTCCACCGCTGGCAGTATTGACGATGCCGTTGTGGCGGGTGATGTCATTGTTGGAGCTAAGTCGGCTTCGGCTATCGGCACGCCCTCCTCTGGCTTGGCAGAGGTTGAGATTGATAACCCCTTCGTCTTTGACGGGGTCATCTAAACACACTGTGAGTGGGGAGGGCGCACGGCAGGCGTCCTCCCTATCCACATAAAGGGGAGGCAATATAATGGCTAAAAGCACTACAGAGAATAAAGCACCAACGGTGGAGGGCATGAGCCCCGAGCAGATGGCTGAGATGATTAAGGGCCTCGCTGCAAAGGTTGCCCAGATGGAGCGCGAGGCAGGAGGCGCAGAGGAGGAAGAGAGCTCACCCGAGACCTCTAAACTGTCCAACGCCAACGCTCGGCTCGTTGCTACCCAAGTTGGTGACTGTTTGCAGGTCGAAGGATACCAGACACCAATACCCGAAAGCGTTACCGAGAAAGGCCCCGCTGCTGTGGAGAAATTCCTCCGCAACTGGCGCAAGGGGCTCACTGCACAGGCTCGCTCGTTAGGTGGCCCCGCTGCAGATATGGCAACGCAGGCCCAAATGTAACTAATGCTACTAAACGATGTGTTGGACCGCGCTATACAGCGCGCTGGTCTCACGGAGACCAACTCCGAATACCGCTCACAGGCGCGCGTCTATGTCAATGCAACCTTGCAAGACATCGCTACGCGCGCTACGTGGTGGTGGATGTATGAGGAGAAGTCGCTCACCACGGTG